ATTTTTTTTTGACCGCCGATGATACCCGATTTAACGACAGCATTAAGGATATTGGTCACAAGACCTTCAAATCCCGCTTCGTCTATCGCCCCAAAAAAGAGTGCTTGAATCTCGTCATCATCTAATGCGTTGTCGCCGCCGATAATTGCCCACTTAAACAATGTGTAAATATCCTTAACTTTCGGATCTTGAATCTGCGCGATGATTTTCATCAGACCTTGATTCGTCTCTTCTTCGAGTCCGAATATCGCTGAAATCGGAAATGCCAGATTATATTGCTTTTTCCCGATTTTCATTTTTACCGCCCTGTCTAATACCATTATTCCCCCTCCTTTCCGCCCTCATCATCTGCACTGTCACCGAGAGCACCCGTCCCGCCGCGCTGTGTGAGCTTGTCAGCGTTCGGGTCGTCGCTCCTCGGATAAGTGATAGACGCGCGAGCTTCATTTGCTGTTAGTATTCCAGCTCCGGTATACGCACTTAAAACGCTTGCTTTTGCTTGTGCGTCGAGAAAATCAAAGACATCATTTGACGTCTTGAATCGATAGCCCTTCATGCTTTGCTTTTCCGTCAATAATTTGACGGTCAATTCAATGCTGTATCGCTTAATTATCGGAATAATCGTGTGATTGTAGAACGACATCATCTGGTTCGTTGAAAAGGTCGCCATTCCTGCGCCGCCGATAATGTTAAGCATGGCAAGCGGGATTCCGAAAAAGCTGCTAATTGCCTGTGAATTCGTCGTTTTCAGCGTGTCAAAATATGACTTGATATCATTGCTTATGTTTTGCGCGCTCATTCCTGCCGGTAACGGTAAAATAGTGTTATCCGCGCTTTTCAGCATTTCTTTCACGCCGTCCTGTAAGAGTTTTTGTTTCTCCCGCGATAAGTCTGACGTATAGGACAGGACGATTGTCCCGCTGAAACCGTTTTCAACCGACGTTCTTAACGCCGATTCCACTTCGGCATTGCTCCGGAGCGTGGACATTAAAACATCAATAGCCGGCACGCCAACAATCCCATTCCGTGAGAATGATTTAAGATGCAAGATTTCTTCCGGAAGAAACAGAAAACTTTCCCCATTGACCATATCGCGATACTCGTAAATGATTTTTCGCTTACCCTCAAGGATATTGGCGTTATCCCAATATACCCGCATACCGGACGGGTCAAGCGGTATCAATCTATCTAAGGTGGTCGTTTTCTCGTCAAAATGGATATAAGCGTAAGCGTTTCCATGCCCCAGCCTCATTTTCTCCATATATTCCCAGAAGTCGTAAGCGGAAATTCCCGGGTACGGTTCAAGATTCAATACTCTGTGGTACTTTGCCGCCAGCCCGCCGGCTTCGCCGTTTCCCTTGGCGTACAGTCCCCACTCGTTCTGCGCGATTTGCCTTGCCAGTATTTCAATGCAAGTCGAATAAATGAGGTCGCCATTGGCGTCTACGTTAATTCGCCGCCCTTGACCGACGGGAAAAATCTGCGTTCGCGTGGCAGTTTGCCGCCAGACGCTTCCCGTAAAATAATTTTTTAACGCTTCAAACATCAGATGCCTCCCGCTCTGGTCAGTAAATCCTTGAGCTTGTCGCTGATTTTGTACTCGTCTTTTTTCTCCTCTTCTTGTTTTTCTTCTTCCTGTTCCGGTTGCTCTTCCGGTTGTTCTTCTTCCGGCGCTTCTTCTTCCTGCTCCTCTTCTTCGGGCTGTTCCTCTTCCTGTTTTTCCTCGTCTTTTGCGTCCTGCTGTTCTTCTTCCGGATCTTCTTGTTCGGCTTTCAATTTCTTATTTTCCTTAACCAAGTTGGCCAATGAGGAATAAGCGCATAGCGCGTAATCTTTTTTAATTTCGATGAGTTCCGCGTTGGCAAATGTTTCCGCGACTTCTTCGCCGGTAAGCCACACGTCTCCCTCTTCGATTTGGGAAATCAAGGTATCGTCTGTCGCGTTTTCGGTAATGATGTTATGTAGGATGTTGTCGACGGCTTCCATTGCCTTAATGTCCTGTTCCAGCGCTTTTTTATTGCCGCTGGAAACCGTCCAGCAGTTATGCAGCATGACCAGACTGTTTTTATCGATTTCAATCGTGTCGCAAGCAAGCGCAATGACGCCCGCGATGGACGCCGCCATAACTTCTACGTGTGCCGTAACCTTTGCTTTTGATTTTTGGATGGCGTTCACGACGTTCAGACCGGCGAACACGTCGCCGCCGGGTGAATTGATGTATAAATCAATATCTTCGGTGGCGGCTTGAATGGCTTTGACCGTATCTTTGGTATCGAATATTTCGCCTGTGAGTTTGATTTCCATGATTATTTGTCCTTTCTGTACAACTGCAACTGTGTCAACATCGCTCTTGCCGCATAGTCCATTTCCGAGTTACCGGTGAACATTCCTTCTCTTTGGTCATAAGCTCCCGGTGTCCAGTGGGTGAGTACCCACATGTCGCACTTGCCCGCAAATGTCGGGTTATCCGCATATAATAATTCGTAGTCATCGATGGCGTCCTTCAAATAGTCATACCCCTGTCTGATGATTCTCTCAATAAAGACGTCATCATCTGTATAAGGAATCCTCAAGTACTCCCGGACGTGTTCGGCGGTAATCATCCCATCACTCCTTTGCTGCGTAGATTATCAAGCCAATCATCGACAAGGTCGTCGGCAGTTGGCGCGTCGTTGTTAAAATCGATAAACGGAGCAATAAACCCCGTGATTCCTGCGTCAAGCGGGTCAATTCTGATGTTGCTGTCTGCCCTTAGACTGATTTTCTCCACGGAATAAAAACCCGTATTATTCCTGACCAATAAAGCATTGGTGACGGCTTTCTCGAATATATCCTCATGTTCCTTTTGATATGCTATAATGCCGTCTTTAAAGTACTGGCTAAATGATTCAATGTATTGACTTAACGCCTTCGGGCTTTGATTCTGCAGTATGAATGTGTCGCACATGTCCGCTAGCTTTTCTTGAATGCCCGCTATGTTGTACGGGTCGGCGGCAATGGTCACGAAATGTAAGTCGTGTTCATCGCGTATCTGTTTTAATTGTTGGTATATCTGGTTAGTATCAATGTTTTCGCCGCCGGCGCCATTGCATAAAAATAGTTCAGTATCAACATAGTCTTGATAACTGAACCTATCTTTTTCTATATGGTTTTGAAGTTTGTTTGCCGGCATCCACGAGATGGTCTTAAAGAATAGCCGCGGATGGTCGTAGACTTTCCCGTATTGCAACAGTCGTCCGTTCTTGCTCTCTCCAACGAAAGTACATAAAAACGCGCTGGACAGATCAAGCGTCTGTGATAGGTCAAGACCGATGTACCAGTCCTTGTAGCCTTTAGCGATGACGTCATTAAAACTGTAAGAAACGCCGCACGCTTTGAGTTGGTCATACGTACAAATGTTGCGGTCACCGGCGGAATACCACGTATTGCATTGCTTCGTTACGAATGATTGAAGGGCAAACCCTTTTTCCGCTGTTGCCTCTTTTGCTTTCTGCATGTATTTCCGTTTGATATGGTCTTTAATGGTGAATCCGTCATCTTCAAACAATAAAACCGGATTGGCTTTTCCCCACACGTTCATTTTCGTGTAGTCTTTAGCCTTTACTTCGTCCTCGTCCGGCTCTGTTAGGAACAAAAACAGATTATCCGGAAGGTCGTTTTCGTATAGCATTTTGCGGAGTGTTAGCCATTTCTTGTGATTATCCCCGCCGATTTCAAACTGTGCTGTACTCATGGTAACGAGTAACGAATCTTTGAAATGCGCTTGTCCGTCTTGGATTGTCTTTGTGATAATTTCATCACATAACATTTCTTCGTCAATAACCGCGACTTTATTAGTATAGCCGTCAAGCGTTTTTTTACTTGCGCCGCCTGTTCTAAACATTTCTATTCGGTTACCGGTGAATTTATTCTTTGCCCAATAAGCCGTCCGGTTTACGTTGGAAAACGTTTCCGCCAGCCGCGGGTCGTTATCGATGAATTTACAAAATTCATTAAAACAGATGGTCGCGTTCTGCCCTTTGACGCTGGCTAACACAATCAATTCATTTCTGAATTTGCTCATGCCCGCTAAATAATGAAGCACCGCCGACAACAGGAACGATTTTCCGTTCCTTCGTGCTACATATAGATTGGAAGTATTGACCAAGTATCGCCCGTCTTGATACCGTAAGCCGAATATTCCGCACATGATAAATTTCTGCGCCGGATAGAGTTTTAACCGCTTCACCACGCCGTCCTCGTCAATGTAGGTCAGCATGCTAAGAAACAGGAACAGTCGCTGCATCGCTTTTTTAGCAAATCGGTATTTGCCGGAGTTGTACATATCAATAAAACGTTTGAAACATCGAAACTCCGATTCGCCGACTAAGTCCATATCGGCGCGCTTCATCAAGGCTTTATAATAGTCGCCGATAAATTCGTTCAGCTCCGCCGGAACGGTAATCAGTTTTAATTCATCCTCAACTATCATTGAACTTCCTTTCAAATTCTCGTTTGCCTTTTTCGATGCGCTCGATAGCCTCCACCCGCATGCCGCCTTCATACCATCGGTGGATTTCTTCGTGGCTCGCGTGGCTAACCGGAATTAAGTTATCCACATCAAGGAACATGTCGGGATCTTCGTCACGCTCGACAATATGATGAACGTAAGCCGGCTTGCATGTCCGGACAATTCCAACGCCCATAAGCCAAATATCATAACCAAGATATTTATTAATGACTTCTCGGCGGCATCGCTGCCACACTCGTGTCCGGTATTTTTTAAGGTTCTCGTTTTCTTTGAGCTTTCGCCGTTGATAAGCGACAGATATTTTCGTGTGGCACTTTTGGCACCGTTCACCTTCGTATAATTCATGACAGCGATTGCAGCGTTTAAAAATCGCCATCGTTTTTTGCCTCGTTGAAAACTTTGGTAAACGGGTTACCATAATCCGCCAATTCGTCTTTTATTTCGTCAAATTTTAAAACTTTGTATAAGTTTAAGGTTAGTTTATTGATTCTTTCGTAGATCTTGATCTTATCTTCAAGCTCGGCTGTGGTCATCTTACCGATGCCGTTCGTTATCTCAATACTGACCTCTTCGGAAAGAACGACAAACCGGCAGTACTGCATGATGAGTTCCGCGTTTATCTGGGTTATGGATTCGCACTGATGCTTCAAAGTCCAGATGTGCTTATTCAATTTTTTAATTGCGCGATTTCTTGAAGATTCCGTCATGTTGTCCTCGTTATTCTAAAAAAGAATGAGAAAAAAAGAAAAGTATCCCGTCGATACGACGCTGGAAAGGTCAGAATTTTCAAACATACCCCCGTCTGTGTTTATTTTTAAATGAAAAACCGCCCTGTTACAGGCGGCTTTCAGAAGGGGAATCTAACCTTACTCTGTTCTCTACTTTTTCATACTACCAGTATACCTTATAGGGAGGTCGTTTTTGGTAGATACTTACGGCGGAAAATACTTTCGTTGGTACGCATCAAGCGCATAACCGTGCATGACCTTTATTGTTGAATACTGATAATGCATTATTTTAGCCACCTCATGCAAACGTAGCGGAACGGTATTCGCATAATAGAGAAATAGCAGCGTTCTATATCTAACGTCTGAAATCGCGTTTATTCGTATCAAAATGCGCTTTTTACGTTCGCTATATTCATCTATAGTTTTGTCTATTTCTTTGTCCATGTCGGCCAATTTTGCCGCGGCGTTGGCTATGTCTGAATGGCGCGTTCCCGATACCGGCTCAGAAAGTGGACGGGCAAGGCTCGTGACACGCGCGGCCAGCTTTTCTTTTTCCGTGATTAGCGCGTCAATTCTCACATTAAGTTCGCGCAGCCCCTCAAGCTCCGCCCGCGCTTGACGGTTATCCTTAATCATTCGCCCGGGCCTCTCTGAACCAGATCGCTCGCTCCAGTGCCTCCAATGCCTGACTCGTGTAAAAGTTTTGCCGGGGCGCGGCCAAATACAGAATGGCAAAGGTAAGATCTAAATCAAGCCCTTTATCCGCTGCGTATTCCATCGCACCGATGCTTTCGGAGTTCTGGTGCTGGTAATCAAGATATCGCTTAATGTACCAGCGGGCTTTGCGCAAGTCCTCTAATTCGGTATCTTTAGACTTTTTACCGGCACGAGAGATATACTTGACCGCGTTCCCCAGATGATAACCAAGCCGCCAGGACTCGATCGCCTCAATCGTTTCAAATTTTCCGTCAGTATAATGCGACGGGTGATTAATGATGTCGTTATTCATTTTTCTTTTCTCCTCGATGTCAGACCCCTTAACTTCCCAACTGTTTTTGCTGTATTCTTTACTCGCTTGCTCCAGTATGGTCGCCGTCACGTGATAGAACACTATCGCCATAAGAGAAATAACAAAAACAAGAGCCATCAATATCGCCTCACCGGTTAAAGTCTTTTGCCCATTAAAATGCCGACAAACTCTCTCATCATTTCATCGTCAATTTTTCCATATCGTTTAGTCAGCCAACAACGAATGGCATAGATAATCTCCTTCGCATAATCTTCTTCACAAAAAAACGCGTCCTCTTCATCCTCAAATAAGCCACCTGCTTTCATACCAAACCAATAGCTAGTAATGTTCTGCACCTCTTGCATTAATACGCCGCTTTTATTTACCTTCTCAATCATCTTGACCGCCCCTCCACTCCCGAAACATATCGAACCAATCGGCCGCACTCATCGTGATTAGCCATTCACAGTTATTTTTACGATGAGCTACAATCGGCACGCGCCCGCTCTTTTTAGAATCTCGCCGAGCTTGCGCCATTGCGTCTTCAATGTTCAACCGTTCCACTCGCTTTACTTCCACATGCACGCCCGGAAGACCGACCACGTCGGCGGCTTCCCCCGTGTTACCGCAATATTGCGCCGTCCGGCGCGCTTCCCAGCCGTTGGCGCGGCAAAGTCTTGCAAACTCCAGCTCCCCGCGCTTTCCTTTCTGCTTGCCGTTAGTCATTTTTGCCGCTTTTCCGCTTTGCGTTAGCTTCAAGACTTTCTCGAATTTTACCCATTTGATACTGTCCGTTTTTGGGATCTGCGTAAACTGATACGTCCACACCAGCCTTGAGTCCTAAATAAATTTGCACCATTTGCCCAAAATCAAACTTTGGATCAGCATAAACGGCTACATCTAATCCCGCCGCAAGACCATCACGGATTACTTCCGTTTGCCACTGATTGAACCGAGGATTAGCCAAGGCAGACGCATCGATCCCATTTTCAAGTGCGTTCCTGATCAAACACATTTGCTGGTAATTAAGTCGCGGATCAGCATAAATGGACACGTCAACGCCATTAATAAGTCCACGTCGCAATTGGCACATTTGCTCATGGCTATACTTAGTATTAGCGTAAATCGCCACATCAATGTTTTGATCCAAACCCAAAAGAATTTCACACGTTTGGCGAATATCAAAGCCTGTTAATAACTCTTTTAGCTGTGCTAATTGCTCTTCGCTCAATGCTTTTCCTACTTCTCTTGCCATCTACAACGCCTCCACTATGTTTTATTTTTATTTTCTTTCGCTTGCTAAACAGTAAAACAATAGCTAACAATCACAACATCAATCGCCAGCGGGCAAGTGGGTGGGTTAGATATAGTCGGGGGGACTTGCGCCCCCGACTTATCTCCCCCTACTTTCCCCTGGACAGAATGGACAGACATACCAATATATATATAGCGGGTTTGTCGTCCATATTGTTAACCGTCTTTTTCCTTACTCTTATTTACATTCATCAGCATAGTACGCATCCCCGTTTTTGTATCTCAGCTTACCTCCATCCTTGGCATCCTCCTTGATATATCTTTGTACGGTCTTGACGGATACTTGCAAATATTCCGCAATATCTTCAAGGCTAGCCCTTCCGTCCACTGTCGTTCTGCTTCCCGCGCCTACTTTGGAATATAGGTCAAATGCCGTTTGCAGACTGTCAATTTTCCTTTGTTTTCTGTCCTGTTTGGCGGCATTGCCTTTTCTGCTTAATTGTTCCGGCGTCGGTACTTCTCCCCATACCCTACTTTTAGCCAATTCGCCGTCCGTGTCCGGATAGTGTCGCGGATAATCAAACCAAATATTAATCGGCTCAAATGGAGCAAACTCACGTAATGTGCCTTCAATCCGCCACGCCGTTCGTCCTCCGGTGTCGATGTTTTCCGTGTCCAGTTCCGTCATGTCAATCAGCGCATCAGGATCGCGGGCAAATACGCCGCTGCCGCTCGCTCTGTCCATTGACCGTTTGCCGGCTTGTGTTCCTTTGGAATGGTGATGGCAATAAATGACGGCGCAATCCAGCTCCGTGCATACCTTGTCGAATTGATTACAAAAATGCGCCATCTGATCGGCGGAGTTTTCATCGCCGGTGATAACTTTATATATCGGGTCAATAACAACCGCGATATAATTCTTTTTTTGCGCCCTTCTGATGAGTTTAGGCGCAAGCTTATCCATTGGTACCGATTTACCCCTTAAATTCCAAATATCAATAGATTTTATTGATTTTGGCGCAGTCTTTGTAGCCGCGTATACTTCTTTGAAACGATGTAGGCAACTTGCCCTGTCCAGTTCCAAATTGACGTATAGCACGCGTCCTTGCGCGCAATCGAAACCTAACCACGATGTACCCTCAGCAATGGCGATACATAATTGAATTAGCGCAAACGACTTGCCCGCTTTAGACGCGCCCGCTAATAGCATTTTGTGTCCTTGGCGTAAAATACCGTCAATCAATGGCGCCGATAATGGCGGCATATTATCCCATGTATCGGCAAGGCTTTCCGGATCGGGCAAATCATCATTTACCGCCTCAATCCATTCCCGCCACTCTGCCCAGCTGCGTTTGCCGATGTTGGTGTCCACCAAATATTGTTTGTGACCGTCACGAATAGCGCCCGGCAATCGAGATAAGCGAGACGGATTTTTGTTTTGCCGGTCTACGCTTAAGCCGTTTTTTTCACAGACGCTATACAGAAAATCAACGCGCTTTCGGTACTCGTCATAATTGATGGCGTCAATGCGGACAATCGCGTGCAATGACTTTTTTCCGCTATACACCAGACATGCCACCGGAATTTCCAGCTGCCGCAAAATTTCATTTTGCTTTTCAATGTCGGTGCTGTCCGATTCAACCAGCGTATAGCGATAATCGGTCACATTGGCATTCTTGCAGCCTTGTCCGTCCAGCGGGTTAAATCGAATCCACGCCCCCGCTTCCGTGTTGTACGTTCCGATGGTGTCCGTGATGTCGTCCGGGCTTCGACGTAACGATTCAATCAGTTGTCCTGCCGTTCTGTCCCAAAATCCCATGCTCGGCAAATATCGGCCGTTTTTAGCGTGGTAGCTTTCCGATACGTAGCCGACATGTTCGTCCGCCTCAAATAACGTTTCAAGGTAGGTAATTAATTGTTGCGCCGGATCCCATGTGGAGGGCTCAACCAGTTCCCGCCCTTCCAGCCATTCTGTTTGAATGATCTTGTAATCTTGCGTGATTTCGGCGTCCCATGCTAACTCGTGTACATCTTTCGCCGCCGGCTTCCAGCCGTGTTGTTTGGCAAGCATGAACACCGTACCCGCCGTGACGGGTGTCGCGTTACCGTTAAATCCCGCCCACTTGCGCGCGCATTCTCCTTCATGGAAACGCGCCGTGTCGTTCCGGCTCCAGTCTTCCCAAATATGCACGGGGTATCCTTCCAGCTTTAACGCCATGCCGATATTTAGCCAGTCCTGATAATCAAGCGCAGCGGGGTCGATACAGTCGAGCGCCTTTAATATGTCGCGATTCATGCTCGAATCCCCCTAATTCTTTCCCTCACAGTAGCGCTCATCTTCCATTTGTTTTGGGCAATCAAGCCAATCGCCTGTGTCGCTTGGTCTTTTGTCCAATTGCCGACGTCTTTCATGCCGTATCGTTCCAGCGTCCGGATCTGTAACGGTGTTGCCAGTCCCGCCGCCATACGCTTAAACAAGCGATTAAGAACAACGGAGGCCGCGCCTTTACATGAAATGCCAGCCGGATCAACGCCCATTTTTCGCAATGTCTGCGCCTGCTTTTCCGTAACCGGTTCGCGCTCCCATGCAAAGTCGGGCTCATAATCGAGCAGCATGCCGCCGCCGATAGAAAATTCAAATTGCATAACATTGACGGTCTTACTCTTTTTCGTGCTGTTTTTTTCTAACAGGTCTTTCATTGCCTGTTCGCGCTCTTTGACAATATCGCGATCGACTTCGTCGGCAAGTTCCAACAGGTCCAGCTGTTCCCCGTCCGCATCGGTAAGTTTTTGCGTGATTCGCGCCAGTTTTTCTTCTTTGTCGGCGACAATGTCAGCCGGGCGGCATAGTTCCATTCGTCCCGACTGCCATAAGAAATCCAGCAACAATAAATCTTTTTTGTTTGGCGCCGGACGTGTTCCCCGGCCTACCATTTGCACGTAAAGGCTTCGGATTTTGGTCGGCCGCAAAATGACGATGCAATCTACTTCCGGACAATCCCAGCCTTCCGTCAACAACATAGCGTTACATAGTACGGAATATTTACCGCGTTCAAAATCGCGGATAATCTCCGCACGGTCAGCCGATTCGCCGTTCACTTCCGCCGCAGCTATGCCGATATCCTGTAACGCTTTTACCATCTTTCGGCTTGTATCAATGAGGGGTAAAAACATTACTATTTTGCGGTCAGGGCAAAGCGGTTTGACTTCTCGCGCAATCTCCGACAAATACGGTTCAATCGCATGTCCGCTATCGCCGGCCGCATAATCGCCGCCGGATCTGCCAACTTGACTGATGTCAATTTTTAGCGGTATCTGTTTCGCGATAATCGGCACGAGATAACCTTGATTAATCGCCGTAATGGTCGAATATTCAAAGGCTAACGAATCAAATATTTCGCCTAATTTCTTTTTGTCGCCGCGATCCGGTGTCGCCGTTACGCCTAAATATTTCGCTTGGAAATGGTCAATAATACGTCGATATGTGGGGCTTAGCGCATGATGCGCTTCATCAATAATGACCGTGTCGAAATGGTCAGGCTCAAATGCTTGTAGGCGGCTTTCTCTTGATAGCGTCTGCACGCTTGCAATAGTGATCGGAGCCATACTGTGAAGGCTCGTTTGCGTGCCTTTTTCGAGCGCCGTCATGCATCCGGTCAGAGTTTCAATCTTTTCCGCCGCTTGGTTCAATAATTCTTCACGATGCGCAAGTACCAGCACCCGCTTGCCGGCTGCTACTATGCGCCGTACAATTTCGGAAAAGATGACGGTTTTGCCTGTTCCGGTCGGGCAAACGAGCAACGTTTTAGGTCGCCCGTCTGCCCATTCCTTGAACACTGCGTCCACCGCTTGTTCTTGGTAGTCGCGTAGTTGCATAATCAGAACGGCGGGTTCGTATTATCGGCGGCCGCCTTGACGAACGCCAATAATTCCTTGTCGTTCGGCGCGAGATAGCGGGCAATCTCATTGCGCCACCGTGTTTGTCCGTCGCGGTTTGTGTATGATTTTTTCTCTACCTTCACATAGCCGCTTTTGCCAATCGCGCCGTCAAAATCAATGCGCGCCCGTTCGTTTTCTTTCTTCATACCGATAGACAGGAAAAATTGCCCGATTTTCCACTCTAAATCGTTACGCAACACGAGATTATCGAAGGCGCGCACGTTGCGTTGCCCGTCGGATAATTCGAGCATTAATTTCGCCATGTTGCATGGCGGAAATTTCTCATTGCCGCGCGTCCGCGTCTTTTCGTATTCTTTGACGGTAAACATATAAATGCCGTTTTCGAACGGATCAAAATTATTACTGTCTTGGGTGATTTCATCTCCCCAACCCAATTCACGCACTTGTTGTTCTCCGTTCGGGTTATTGGCGAATTGTTTCCAGTTTGCTGCTTGTTCCATTTGTTATTCTCCTTTGGTTTCTTTAATGACGGACACAACGCCGTCCCAATTTTTAATTAAGTTTTTTTCTACAAATTCGGTCGGGTACATTTCCAGCCGTTTTGATGCCGGATAATATCCCGCTTTCTCAACGGCCGCGCGTACCTGCTCATCGGTTACCTCAAAGTCGCTCATCAGCTTTACCAGCCGCGGGTCAATTTCCCGCTTAAATCGGTTCGGAATAATGTTCTCCAGCGGTTCATACGAAAGCGGAAATGACGGCGGCAAATCGTGCCGATTTTTCGCATCATAGGCGGGTGTGTGCGTGGTGTACACGGTTCGTTTCCCGCCGGTCGCTCTGTACTTTTCCGTACCGTTTACGTTGTACACTTTTGTTTCATAGTTGATGAATAAAAGCATGTCCGCCCATTCTTTGATGATTGGCGCCGTTTGTGATGCGGTGCGTTTACCCAGCTTCAATTCGTAACGGTCATACGCGCCCGCCTCTCCCGGTTGCTCGAATTTACGAATTTGCGCGTGCGCCGTGAGTACCACATTCAAGCCGGCCGCGATAATCTCGTTTAACGACTTAATAAATTGTTCAAATTCTTCCCGGACATAGGTGTAGCCGGTACCGTAGCCAAACGATTCAATGTTGGTCTTTTCGTGTTTTTTGCATACGTATTCAACGCATAGCATTTCCGCCCAGTCGACAGTATCAATCACGATGGTGCCAAAGTCATCGATAGCCGGATCTTTCGGAATACGCGCAATCATTTCTTTCAGTTCTTCCCATGTTTGCGGTACGGGCAAACGCGCAACGTCCATGTGTGCCGTGCCGCCTTCCGTGTCAATGAATAAAGGCGCGGGAAATTGCGATGCTAATGTGGATTTGCCGATGCCTTCAATACCGTAAATCACAATGCGCTGCGCCCGTTCTTGTTTGCCGCGTGTAATTTGAAATGACAAGTTGTTTTCTCCTTTCTTGAATACCTAACGCGTCTCTCATGTTGTTTACTCAAATACCACGCTCTCCCCCTGTTCCAGAAATGCGCCGGTAACGGCTTGTCCTGCGTTCAGTGCTTTTTTGATGGCCGTTTTGTCGACGCTCGTCGTAACTTTCTCTCGAATAAATTCACGCGGGATAGCCGCCTCATCACTTACGATGACGCGCGCGGGATTCTTCCGGCGCTTAATGGTGAATAAATCACCTGCCGCCACCCGCTTATCGGTTAAGGTTAAATACGTTAAACACAAGCCTTTCAGCCGTTCCATCGCGCGTTCTTTACGCTTGCGCATTTGCGCAAACTCGGCTTCTTGCGCTTTCAGCGCTTCCGTCATGCGCATTTGGTTGCGAAATAGCCAACCGATAGCGTCAATTTTTGCGCCCGCCGCATCTTCAATCGCGGCGAATGTGTCGGCGACTTCTTCCGGCGTTACTTCTTCACTTTCAAGGAGTTCCGCCAATGCGCGGTAATTTTCGCCGATTTCGTATAGTGTCATATATGCACCTCTACATTTCTGTCGATTATCTTTTGGATAATCTCTTTCATGCCGTCAACTACTTTCAACATGCCTTCGCCTTGCCCATGGATATAATCCAGTGAACGTTCGTCAAGAAGATCCGTCTCATCAATGAAATTGGCAAGATGTTCGCCGATGGCTTCAAACGCTTTCAATTCGCTTGTAATCGATTTCCCCATTACTTTTTGATGGAAGAGACTTGTCGTGCTATAATTTATGTGTATAGTTCTTTGTGCGTCCGTTGCCGCGGGCGCATTTTTTATTTCAGTCATAATATTCTTCCCCCGCTTCTTCAGAAAAAATAACTTCCCAGTCATCAATTTCGAAGTTGTCGATGTTGCCCATAATGCTATCCTCGTAGTAATCGATTTTTCCGTCAATTTCTTCTTCATCGTCAGCCGTTACCTTAATAGTCGCCGTGATAATCGCTTTTACTTCCACCGTGTAAACATGTGTTTTAGGGATCGTCGGACGGTCAATCACCATTGGATTATCAGCTTCTTTCATCTCGCCACCTCCTCCAAGTCAACGCATAGGCTCATCAGTACGCCGCCGCCAAGAATAGCGCCCCAACTTTTCGCAAGGTATTTCAGCGCCACCGAATAATCAACATATAACGCAACATCAGCCGTGATTAAATTCACCGCGCCGATTAACATAAGCGCCCCGCCGATCATCGCGCCAATTGCTCGCCAATTTTCATGAAGGAAAAGCAGCGCTAATACCAGCCTTTGAACGACGGTAAGCTTTCTACGCCTTTTCATTTCTTTTCGCCCCTTTCATCGTCTTTATACGAGATCCCCCGACGCTCGCATTCGCTTTTTATCACCATCATTACGGACCCCACGGCACCGATGAAAAACGCGCCGAATAGAAGCAGAATAAAAATCAGATCCAATAGCGATAATGTCATTTTTCCAGCCTCTTTTTCGCTTTTAGGCTTTGCGTCGTCACAAGATAATCAATGAACGCGCCCGCATTAATAAGCCGCATGCCCGGATAACTGATGATTTTATCGTCATATTTACCGCTCGCTTCCATCATTGCCGCATGTTCTCGGATCTTTGTATCGCCGAGGCCTACGAATTTTTTTAGCCCACTTGTTTTGCACCAGGTATCGCCGGCGGAAATAAGCACGGGACCGTCTATCAGTTGAACGTCTGCCATTTTTTACGCCTCCTTTTCATCACGAATGTACGTGCCGATCACCTTTGAATAGTAATCAGAAAGACTGATTTTAAGCCTCCACCCGTCGATCACGCGATATAATCGCACCCCCTTGAACAGACGTTGAACAGTAGGCTCGTTCGGGGCGCTAATATCAACAATTCCCAACTCGATCAAAAAAATCTGATTTTCGATCGGTAAATATTCTCCCCCGCGCAAATCGTTCACGCGGTCATTAAAAACATCAACTTCTGCGAGCGTAACCACCGGTTCCATGTTCGCCATGTATCCCTCAATAGCCGTCAACACGTTTTGCTGCTCCAGATCGAGTGACGCTTTCACCGCTTGATACCTTTTCCATTGCTTCGCTGTTGCTTTCGTGGTTTGATACGCTTTCCATTGCTCGGCTGTTGCTTTCGTGGTTGGATACGCTTTCCCTTGCTTGACTGTTGCCGTCATTTGTTTTACCTCCTCTTTTATAGAATTTAATTCTAGTTTTTGGGTAAAAAATTAATGTTGTCAATCGGTATCTTGTAGGCCTGTGAAATTCGTTTCTGGAACAACGCACTTACGCGCCAAGGTTCTTTTTCCCACCGAATTAAAGTGTCCTTACCGATACCGATTTTTGGCGCCGCTTGCTTAATAGTAAGGCTGGCATTTACGCGCGCCGCTCGTAATGAAATTTGCACTTTTTCACCTCCGTTCCTTTATCTTGCTCATAGTATAATCTAGAATTTTATGCTAGTCAAGACTTTTTTTCTACTTTTTCCCAAAAAATATTGACCGTTCAAGAATTTTAATCTATACTATTCATAAAAGGAGCGGATCTAGATATGTTAGAGACTGAAATTCGCGCTATTTTTAGCCGCAACTTAAAAATGTATATGGAAATCCACGACCTTAACAACGTAGAATTAAGCCGCATTGTTGGCGTATCTGAAAGCACCGTCGGCAAGTGGCTGCTTCAAAAGTCTTTGCCGCGCATGGGTGTTGTTGAACAACTTGCCAACTATTTCAAAATTAATAAATCGGACTTATTGGAAGATAAAAACAGGGCTGTTTCAATACCAGACGATCCCAACGTTTTCACGCCTAAATTAAAAAAAGTCCCTTTATTGGGGACTACTGCAGCCGGCGAACCGATATTGTCAGATGAACATTTTGAAGGCTATGTTGGAACAACCGCAAATGCTGATTTTTGTTTGCGGGTTAACGGAGACAGTATGACCGGCATAGGAATTTATGACGGCGACATCGTTTTTGTTAAGTCGCAAGAGAACGCGGAATCCGGTCAAGTGGTAGTCGTACGCATCAACGGCGACGCCGTCACCCTTAAGCGTTTCTATCATAACGGCGAAAGCGTCATTCTGCAGTCAGAAAATCCGGCCTATCCGCCTATGATATTCAACGCTGACAACTGTGACGATTTCCGTATATTAGGTATTGCTATCATCAAGCAAAGTGTTATTAAATAATTATTTTTTTATATACATGTAGAGGAGGCACGCAAAACAATGGATACTATTTTGGAGTGGGCTATTATTATTGGCGCGTCTTATGCGATATACCGTCGGTATCAAAAGCAAGTGCTTGCAAACAAATCGCTTTATTCAAAACGCACTTATGCTTTAATAGAAATTGCTGTGGCTATTATTTTCTTTGTGCTGGCGGCCATTTCGGGAAATTATATCTCGTCGGCATATCGGTACGGGTTTAACCCAACTGCTTTTGAGCATGGCGCGTTTTATATGTGGTTGCAACTAGATCTGGCAACAATTAACGCGGTTTTTACTGGCTTTTATAGTCGGTCGCTTAAATGGTCAATGTTCAAATCAACAATAATGGCACTGTTAACATTGTTTATATTTGGCGCCCCAATACCATTTTTGATGATTATGTTTTCAAAACCGAAACAAGCACCAAACAATTAAATAAATTTACATAAATTAAAAGCGGAGCGCTGGTAACGCTCCGCAGAGAGACGCGCCCACCGTGGCATTAGGAGATGCACACAACACGGTGACGCGGACAGTAAAACACGCCCGAAAAGGGCTGTTTTCTGTATGTTTAATTATATCACAATAAGGAGGAAAAGCCATGTATATCGAGGAACGAAAGTCAAAAAGCGGCCGCACGTCGTACCGTGCCATTGAAACGTACATTGACCGATTAACCGGAACGCGTCGGCGCGTATCTGTGACGATGGACAAAAAGACTAACGCGACAATAAAGTGGGCAACCGCCGAATTACAAAAGAAGATTGATGCGGCGCAAGAAACGAAAACGGGGAAAAATATCACACTTGCGGAGTTATTAAAAGAGCATGCGGAGTACCGCCGCCCCGATGTTAGACCGTCAACACAGCGCGCGCATGCGGATTCGATTAAGCGGCTTGTTAAGATATTTCCGGACGGTCTTTTAATATCAGCCATTACCCTGTCCATTGTGCAAAAGTCATTTATTAAAATGCGCCATCTGTCCGGTGTCACCGTCAGCATGACCGTCGCATTTTTCAAACAGTCAATGAAGTACGCTAAACGTATGAAGTATATTGAAGATATAAGCTTTATTCATGAAATGACGGTTTCCGGGCGCCCTAAAACGGTAGACGATGTAAAACGCGCGCGCGAAAAGTTTTTGACACGCGAAGAGCTGGCGGAAGTGCTTCAAAAAGTACGCGAAATAAAGCCGAGATACGCCCTCATGCTTGAATTTATAGCGCTTACCGGCTTACGCGCCGGCGAATGCTCCGGTTTGCGTTATCAAGATTTTGACGGACAAAACATTGATATTAACGGCACGATCACCCACTCCGTCCCGTTTTCTGCCAAAGAAATAAAAACGCCGCCGAAAACACTGTCATCTTTCCGGACGGTAGCGCTCAACAGTCGCGCTATTGAAATTTTGAACCAGATCCGGATTGAAAACATGAAGTCGGCGGCCGCATGGGGTAAACGAAAATACACGGAAAAAGGCTACTTCTTTACATCGTCGACGGGCAACCCTATCCGCTTTTCCGACATAAATTACACGCTTCGCTCGCTTAAATTGCCGCGTCATATATCGACGCACGTATTTCGCCATACGCATATATTTTTATTGGCGGAGTTAGGCGTTCCGCTTAAAACGATCATGGAGCGCGTCGGACATATCAATCCGAAAACGACGCTAGCCGTTTATTCGCACGCAAGCGAACAGATGCATCGTGACGCTGCCGATAAACTCGACGAGATATCAATGTAACCGTGGGGGAACGATGGGGGAAAATTTAACGATGGAAACGAAAGCGCCACGATGAAGGCAAAAACAAAGAAGCCTACAACGGCGGGCTTTGCGACGGTTATGCGGCTTGTACGATGACAACAAAAACAGTAGTGTTTATATATTAAATATATAAAACACAGACAAAAGAACACCCGTAAATAGGCGTTTGTTGCTTATGGATCTTTCTTGTGGGGGAACAATGGGGGAAAACTATTTCAATTCAAGCCGACAACAATAGACTTTATGCGCTATAACGCATACGTTAAAAAGTTTTTTGAAAAATATTTTATTTTCTTTGCTTTTTCGCTTGACATCTTATAACGCTAGCGTTATACTATAATCAGAAAGCGGGGAGAGAGACCCGCCAAGGTTAAAAACTTAGGAGGAACGAAAAATGACGAAAATTGAAATCAAGGAAATGACAAAACAAGAACAGGACGCGCTTTTATTTAACCGCCACCCCGAATTCAAAATGCTTGATGAAAACACGGGAACGATCGGAAGCTACGCTATTATTAAGTTTAACGAAAGAGATCCGCAAGATCTGGACGACGAAAAAGAAAGCGCCGCCGAAATTTGCGAACGCTATACGCACGAGGAAATTATTCCTGCGTTAGCGCTCATGGCCTACCAACAAGACGATCGTTTTGATAAACTTCCGGAATATATCGCCGAATTTGAAAAATCGCGGAAAAGCGGCGAACCGATGGGCTTTTACCCGTTCGCAACCAACGAAAAAGAATTACGCGGATATCTGGAAGATGAAATGATCGATCAAAATATTGATGAACATCTGAAAGACTTCGGCGGTCAGTATATTTATAGCCCGCTCGGCGCGTTATTCTTAAATCGTTAATCGCAATGTTAATCGATGAAGTTTTAACCGCCAAAGAAGCGGAGGATCGCTGGAAGTTGGCGCCGGGGCTTATCCGGCAATGGATATTTCACGCGCCGGACAAGTTCGCCCAAGGCGAAATCAGAAAATCAAATCGCATCTGGTTAATCACTAGAGACGCCATGGTGAGGCATTTCGGCAAAGAACCGGAACAATAAAAAAAGCGGAGCGGGCAAAATGCCTGCTCCTTTTTCATTTCACCGCCGCCGCAATAACCGCGGCTACCGCTATGATCTGCCACGCCCTTTTTTTATGTTCAAGGCTCGTTCGCTTCCTCAACTCTTCTTTTTTCCACCTCATCAACGACTGCTCGGACTCTTTCAAGGCTTGCTCTGTCTTGCTCAAGGATTGCCGTTGCTCGATCTGCAACGCTTTCAACCGATTTATTTCCGCTTTCAATTCGTTGTTGCTCTTGTTCAATCCGCCCGACGCTGCTTTCAATTCGTTGATTAAGCTCTCCCGCTCGTTCGTTCTCTGTTCTAGCGCGTTCAATTCTGACGTTAGTGTCCGCCATTCCTCCGCCGTCAATGTCACCGGCGCCGCCTTCGCTGAATAACCACCAAACAAAAAAGCCGCCAATAATAGCGGCAACAAGAATAATAGCAATCTTCGCTTTAGCAATCGTTCTCACCCCTTTTATAGTATGTGCAATTTATTCACATACTATATATAGAGAAATTAAAAGGACTTGCGTACTCATCGTAGACAAGTCCCCGCGGCTCTCCCGTAGGTTTACCGCTATTCTATTAAATTATAACATCAGCATATTTCGCTTTCAGCTATTTCCATTTTGGAAACAACTGCCGTCACCACCCATGAAAAAACCGTTATTTTTTCCTAGCGACACACTTCATCTATGAAAAAATACATGATTTTTCCTACTGCAGTCAAAGTAAGGGTGTATATTTGCCAATATAAAAGGACGAAAGATCGTCCTTTTATAAAATCAATTTATTTATATTTCAGTCACACTATTTGCCGAATTAACGCATCCCGTAACGCAGCCGAAAAGTTTATTTTTTGTCGTTGAGCCACCTCATCAAGCCATGCGGGAATTGTTAAAGTTTTATTGCGCAAGTCTTGCGTGTCATTCATATCTGCCACGACATATGTTACAACTTCGATTTCATCACATATAATATCTTCCAGTTTTGACGGCTCTGGAAGACTTTCTCCATCCACTAATGCAGAAATAAGAAATAGTCCTGACGCTTCTGCGGCGTTTTCCATCGCCTCATCAAGAGAGTCTCCGCAAGTATAACATCCATCTAAATCAGGAAAAGAAACTGCATATTTGCCAGAGCCTTCCTTTGTAAAAATTGCCGGATATGTTTTGTTCATAGTTTACACCCCCCAGACCGTGAATTACATGCGGGGTTTCATTTCAACCCCGCATGCTTCATAATCGCCCTTTCTGTGCCTTTTGCTAATTCAGTTGTGTGATACGGCACAATAATTGTCTTTCCGTCTTTTTTCAGCTTTCTGTGACTTCCTTTACTTGTTGTTTCTATCCATCCCGCTTTAATTAACTTGCGGTAGATTTCTTTGCCCGTCATAACCCTCCCTCCTTTATGTGTTTATTATAGCACGTGTCATAACACGTGTCAAGGTATTTTGCATAAACTTTCTTATTTATTATTTCTTGTTTAAAGGCTTTGGATTTACCCGCTTAAAAACATCAACAAAATCAGCGTGTTTTACAGGCTTTTATTCACCGCTTGGCATAATCAGTCACGCCGCGCGCAATTGCCGCAGAAAAGGCGTCTAACTGCGTTTTCAGAAGTTCGAGGTCGTTTGCGTTGTCAATGAACGCTAATTCGACTAAAACTGCCGGAGCATTAGTTCCGTTCAGCACCCAGAGGCGATCCCTTTGCTTAATTCCACGGTCAAGAGTATCAATCGAATTAATAATCTGAGATTGAATACATTCGGCTAATACTTTTCCTGCCTCCGACTTATAAAGCGTTTCCGTTCCTCTCGCCATCGTGTTAAATGAGTTGCAATGAATGGACACAAAAACATCGGCTTCCCACGCGTTGGAAGTTTCGCATATTTCGCTCAAACTGTCGGACTGGAGCATAGCGGCTTTGCACCCTGCGGCAATGAGATAATCTCTTACTTGTTCGCCGCAGGTCAACGCATAATCGCATTCACGATCACCCGTTACCGGATTGACCGCCCCCGGATCCGGCACGCCATTCGGAGCATGCCCCGGATTAATAAATACTTTCATCGTTCATTCTCCTTTCACATCTTTATTTTCTTTTCGACTTTATCTTTGACAAGCTCAAGAAAGCGCCCCATAACGACGTTGCCGCCGTCCCTCATGTTTTCCAGAATAGATAAAAATTCCGATGCGCCCAAGTACATCCAGACGAGATTGACAGCGAACCCCGCACCGGTCATGAAGTCCCAGCAGAATCCAGCCGCCGTGGCAATGGTATAGGTCAACAGCTTATAAAAAAAGCCATTGCGACAAAATCGCGATGATACACGCCCCTCGGCGAACGCTACCGGAATAAATATCCACTTATCAAAGCCGGATATATTTTCCGGCTTCGCTCCTTTTTCAAGTAGCATTTGATACGTGAGTGCGCTCCACTTGGTGGTAAGGTCAATTAGTACCAATAAAATAAACACGCCCAAGACTTGAACGTGTTTTAAGTGGATCAACCAGATCGCCCCGCTACCTACGGCGGAAAAAAAGGACTTCACCCACCACGCGTCGGCGAGTTTTGTCATTGCCTCCGATACTCCTTGAATTATTTCGTTTAGCTCTTTAACCATAAAATTCGCCCCACTAAAAAAGCACCCTCAGAAGGTGCTGATAATAAACTATGCCCTAACCCACGACATAGTGTTCCAGTTGACTTTTTTAGTTTTATTTACATTGTACACGGTAGCCGTTGTAGGTATTTTAACACCTCCATTTGGTACCCATTTTTCGGATAGAATAACCGTTCGCAAGGATTTACATTCATCAAATACGAAGCTATCAATGTCAGCGCATTTAGGAATAGAAACCGAAACAAGTCGAACGCAGCCGTGAAACGCCCAGCTTGCGATCTTCGTACACTCGGGAAGTGATATTTCCGTAAGGTTTGAGCATTGGAAAAACGCGTCATTCGCCAATGATCTACAAGCGGGTAATGATACGCTTTTTAATTGACTACAGCCGCAAAACGCTTTAGTGCCGACATATTCGCAATTCGGAGCATTCGCCCCAGTTATTTGAGCGTAATTATAAAGTGCCCTTTCTTCAATTTGCGTCACACTTGCGGGGAACTCAAGGTTTTCCGGCTTATTCAATTTATATTTCTCCGCAATTGATTGTGTGACGATTTGAATGCCGTTCGGGATACAGTATTTTTTGAAGGAAGTGAACACTTTTTCTGTGTGTGTCCGTCCTGCGTAATCCACCCATTGAATAGTAACTTCCGTTGCATTTGGATCAGGAGTAGCGGGCAATCGCCACCGCCCATCACTACCGGATATTGCCGTTTTCCCTTTGAAGATAATCTTCACATTGGGCGACGCAGTGCCCGTCATTTCAGTTACTCCTTCTTCTATGGGATCGACTTTAATTGGCAAAAGCTTAACAACCGGAAAAATCGTTTCCAAGCCCCGGAAATTATCCATGTCATAATTGCGCTCTTTTAACCACTGATAGAAAGCATCGGTACTCGCGCCTTTAGGCTGAAACTTATTGTCCGCCTCCGTTTTAGTATAGACGTCGGTTGTGCTTGCTTTTCCTTTTAACGCGTTTTCTGTTGTTGCCTTGTCCGCCTTTGTTCCAATTTTATTTGCGACGGTAGTGGCAAAGTTCGGATCATTCCCCAACGCTTCCGCCAACTCTTGCAAGGTGTCAAGCGTTTCCGGCGCGCTATTGACGATATTCGCCACACGACCGTCGACGTATTCAACACTTGCATACGTGCCTTTTAACTGATATTTCGCGTCGCTTTCCGCTTTCGTATAGGCGTCAATTTTGTCCGTTTTTTGTAAGTATCTTCCGTCTGCTTCCGTTTTCGCATAGACGTCTGCCGCGTTAGCTTTTGCTCCAAGTTCCTTTTTTGTCGCAAGCCCGCTTGTCGCGCCGGTTAATTCGGCATGAGTTACAAAGTTAGACGTATCTACGCTTGATTTTTGCTCGTATAGGCACTCAAGATTATTCATGACGTAATCTATCCACCCGTCGTTCTGCTTGTTGGATAGCGCCGTATTTTTGCCGTATGCTCCGCTAGAGATGATGTTGTCGTTTTCATCTCTGATTTCTGCATGCTGGAACGTTTGTTTTTTCATAGATTGCTCCTTAATAGCCTGTTACGTCGATAAGCATATAGGAAAAACATTTCTGCTCGTAATGTATCTCTTCATACGACGGAATATAAACGTACCCCCCGGAATATGTCCCGTCAGCCTCTACCCCGTCTTTACCAAGCTTTACGTATCGCGTTACTGATGTAACGAATGCGTTTTGCTCACCGCTGCGATATTCAGTATCTTCATAAGCTTCAACCCCCAACTGCGCTATTGCATATGTTTTAGACGCGTCTGGATACTGGATAACATCGTCTGCGTTTTTTCCGTAGTAAGACACTCTCATATATTTAGCGTTGCTGTCGAAAATTAAATCGCCGTTATCGTTAAATATTTGCATCCCTACGTTTCCTTTTGCCTTTTGATCCACCCCAAATACATAAGCTACGTAATTTGAGTCGATAGACGATAAATCAATGTAGTCGAGATCCGCCCCATAAAAGTCGCAATAGCCGGAAAAATTAAGTTGAATAATACCAATCCGGCTACCTTTGGGATAGCTTACTGCGGCAACAATCTCCCCGCGGTTTAAATGTAGTCTTCTTGCTATCGTGCCTTCATTATTAACGGCGGGCATTTGTGATAGTGAAACCTTTCTCGATAGCATTAAATTTTTATATAAAGAGTCAACTACCAACTTATTGTTATCGTTTCTTACTTCAATTCCTGCTTCGCTCATAGTTAATACACCCCGTATAAAATTGTTCCATGTAAACATTGATCGGACGGATTAGAGTATGTCCACGTTAACCTATTGCCCCTCTTTTCTATAACCGGTCCTACGTATACAATATTGCTTATCGCTGGTTTGCTGCCTTTTGGTTCAGCAATATCCTTAAAAACATACCATAACTCGCCTTCTCTTAATACTTCATTTGTTAAACTCCCCGATGTGCCGTTAACTTTAAAGCTTCCACAATACTTAGTAATTCTGTCCGTAATATCAAGTACGCAGTTCCCGTTCTCGTCAAATACTTGTAGCCCTTGCGGCATATGCTTAATTCGCCCCCATCCCTTTTTACCGTCCTTTGTCCAATAAATCTTTTTCTCCGTCGGTAGCGGCTTAACGACAATGTGTTCCGTTGTATCTTCTTTAGGCTTTTCTTCCGGCTTAATAGGGCTAGGCTTTTCTTCCGGCTTAATAGGGCTAGGCTTTTTCTTCTTCCTGCCGGTAAGCAAATAGATAATTCCTGCAACAATCAGCGCGTAAATTAAATACTCCATGATTACCATACCCCCATCCTTACTCTTAAATGACCGTTACTATCGAATACTTGAATAAGATTGTTACTGATTTCAGTTCTTGCCCCGCTTGTCGCCGTTCGTAATAGTCCGATATTTGCCGTAATCGCCGATAACTCATTAACGGCAAGCTTATCCGCCGATATTGATTTGGCTGCAAGCATATTGTTCACAATGACGTTATTATCGAATAATGTATCACCGGTAACATGTACAAATTTGCCGTCAATCTTAATGGATTCAGGACAGATGTTAATTTGACTGATTAACTTTGCTTTGTCAGCCTTTTGCTCCACTCTTAAATTGACCGTATTATCTAACTGCGTAATGCGGCTGTTTACGCCGTCAACCTTGTTATTAACGTTCTGCGTAATGGCGTCGTTTAGCTGTACGATACGGGATTCTATATTGCCTTTGATCTTTTGTTCGTAGTATTTCTCCGTTCCGCTTGCTACTCGTTCATCAATCTTCCCTATCTCGTTTTCAAGTCTGGTAAGCCCCAATTCCTCCTTATCGATCATCTCTTTAGGAATGGTTGCTTCGACTACTACGCGGCTTGATTCTGACCTATCACCTTCCCCAAAAATGTCGTAATAAGCAATCGTAACATCATAGATCCCCGCCCCGCACAAATAGGGCATCGCGTTGTTTTCCGTCTTCAATGCTGCGTCATTATTGATGTAAACGGTCATTCCCGCGCAACCCGCCGGGATGGCTTCCGCTTGTACCGAAAATCCACCGAGTGTTGCTGTCAGTTTGGGCGGCTTCGGCTTCGGCGGCTTTTGCTTGTTATAAGTCAGCTCCGCAGGAGCAGAATACTTTCCGATTGCAGACCGTGCGAACAGGAACAGTTTCCCCGTTCTCTGTGTCAATGGAAGTATCGCCGACAGATTATTTGTTCTTGCCAATAGGTTTTCGGATTCTTCTCCCGCATTGGTATCACGGCGGATTTCATAAAACGCGACGTCCGTGTTGGTAACCTCTTGCCAGCTTGCCGTTGCCGCCGCCCCAAACGCGACAGAAAATCCGTCAGGAGTGTTCGGTGTTTCGGTTTTAAGTGCCACAAGTATCTTAATTTGAGGGGAACTGTCGGGACTTGTGACTTCTCCGAACGTGTCCTTCGTGCAGACGGCTATTAGGTAAGTATCGCCGACAACGGCTTGCGGAATTACAACTTGATTCTTTCCGCTGCCGCCAAATATCCACTCGCCTTGAAAGCCGATTTCTGACACGGGAACATCCGCCATTTTTGCAACGGATACGGACTGTTGGTTGCTGGTCTTGTACCATACGTCGCCCTGTAAGTAAGTCTGCAGTTCCGGCGGTGTCCAATTAACTACAATGTCATATCTCGAAACGCCGTCACTTAATTCTCTGTAGCGGTTATAGGCGGTCAGCCCGGTCACCGCAGGAATGAAATAATTCTGCAGTTTGTATTCGTAAGCCTTAACCGCTGATAAATCCTGTTCACCGGCGCCGAATATGTTTCTTGAAACAAATTTCAGGTAGATTTTTTTGCCGATGTCTTTTTTCGTGAAGGGCAATTTCAGCAAGTAATTGTCCAGCCGAACAAACGATTCGCCGGCGGCATGCGTCGCCTTGACTGTGTTGTATTGCCCTCGTACAAGTCCTTCGAGTAAATACGTGCCGTCGTTTTGGAGCGTCGCTGTCGTATATGACAAACATTCCCCGGCAACCCAACACATAGTGTTTCCGCGCTCTGCATCTTCGGGCTTCCCACTTAACAGTTGGCCGTTGCAACTGACCTGTATTTTGCCGTCGCTGTATGACTTAACCTCACCAAGTCTTGAGGAGTTATTGATGTCTCCGACGTGGATATAGTGTTCGTTATCATCCGACACATAAACACTACAACCGCCCCAATTCTTCTCTTTCCCTTTGGCGGCAATCCATAATTCAAGCCCCGCTTTTGTCATATCTGCCGGCGGCTGGAACATAACCGGGACAGTGTCGCAAGCCGTGTCGTTCATGTTGATATACGGTCGGTCGTTTTCGTGTACGTCGTATTGCGCCGGCTCATAATTGCCATCCGGCATAGAGATTGCCCGGAACAACAGCAGCCCGTCTTGGTCTTCTGTGACTTCACTAATAACGGCAACTTGTTTTTCCATACCCGAATACTCATCGGTCAGTGTTACCAAGTCCCCGACTTCAAGCCGGCAAAAGCACCAGTCAAGCTTAAAGGTGTATCGGTTTCGTCCGTAAAAATTAATCCTTGCGATTTGTTCTGCAATCTTAACGGCGCGTTCTTTCGTGTAGATGTAGTTGGCGGCAAATACGCCCGCTTGTCTGCTTCCATACGCCTTAATATCATCGGTAAATTGATAGGTAACGGTCTCTTTTTCGTAGCCGTTTGCCCGATTGATAAACTCTACCGGGAATTGATTGTAGTTCTCTGACCCGTCTTTCCGTTCGTATCTGACCAATTCTCCTTCCGACTGCGGGATAAAGTCGTCCGCCGTCAGGTCATAAATAATCTGCTTGTTCGGCTTCCAGTTACCAACCTGCCTGTCGGCAAGCGGGATAATTTTGAATTGGTCATTTGACCAGAATATATAAGCGTTTGTGAGTTGTGCGATCTCGTTGACGATATCCCTTGCCGTTTTCGTCTTTTCGTCCGGCGGTGTTGAAATCAAGATGTCTGCTTCCCTGCAGTACTGTCGGTAATTGTCCAGCCCTTGAATTTCAACGTCTTTCAATCCTGCTTTATCGAGTACGTATCGGATATAGTCCGCCGGATTGACGTCCACGCCGTCACCGGTGTTAAGTAACTTACCTTTAACCTCGAAATTGTAAGACGGGAACGCGCCCGAATCACCCAGATCTACAACGCCAGCCACATACGCAAGCCCCGGATAAGCGAGCGCCTTTTCCGGATGCTTGCCTTGCGTATACGCCCACGGCTGTTGGCTTTGTGTTCCACGGAACAGCGTCATTTGTATGTTGTCGTTCGGATAGTGATATACATCTTTTCCAACCCATACCCGATTAATGCCGCTAATTTCCCCTTCACATAAGCCTAAAATGGCGGCTACCGAATAGGTGTATGTAATGTTGACGTGTTTCGATCTACCGCCCTTACCGGCTCTTTGTACTTCCTTTTGTTCGTGCGCCGTAAAATCGTCATAATATATAATGTTTCCCGCGATTCTGACCGTTCCTAATACCTCCGGAACCGCCGAGCCGTATTCCGCGGTAGAGACGGTAAATTCGCTAATTTTATTTGCTCTTGATGTGGTGGTGTGCCCCCGAAGAAATCCCATTACTTCACCCCCTTAAATCTGTAAACCGCCCTAAGTCTTGCGTTTCCTTTAGCGTCATAAAGCATAGATTCGTTCGTTCCGGTCATAATAACGCCTTGACCGACAACGGCATGGATAATCCTTTCATCTCCGATATAAATTCCGGCATGAGAAATGCAGCGCCCGAATTGATACAGGAAAAAATCCCCCTGCATCGGCTTTCTAACCTTCCGGCAATACTGTTTCACGTATGACAAAAACCATTCTTCCGAGCGGTGTAAATGCCATTCATTAGAATACGGTTTAATAACGATATCCCCCGGCTTAATCAGTCCTGCGTCTTCCAGTGTCCCGATAAGGAGCATGCCGCAATCCACGCCTACGCCCTTGACCTTTGCCATATTGATATGAGGCGTTCCGAGCCATTCATAAGCGGCTTTTGCAATCTTTTCCCCGTTCGTCATAACAATACTTCTTTCTGCGGGATAAACGGCGTAATTAGGACTGTATCGCTTTTATCCGTGCTTGATACTACATTGTTTTCATTCGTCACATACGCCCCTTGCGGGTAGTATTTTCGTAACGGAAATTCCACATTAAGCCCTTGTGTTTTTGCCTTGACGGACAACTCTAACTTGATGCCGCCGGCGGACTTAACCTCTACATTACCGCCGAATAGCGAAATAACGCCCAAAATTGACCTATCGCGGAAGAAACAACGCTTCAAATACATTCTTGCCCTGTCGAGATTTCCCTCATGCGCCGCCTTTAATATGGGTAATCCTTCAAGCTTATCGTTCTTATCGGCATAAATGGTCACCGTCATAGTGTCCACGACTACGCGCGAGTGCAAGTTAACCTGCTGCCGTTTAATCATCAAGGCGTTGTGCTTGTAGGTCTTACCGTCGCACGTAATGTCTATGTCGGTATCGGCGTAATAATATTTATTGCCGTTAGACAATACCAACTCGTATAAGTCGCATGATGTAATCTGTTTTTCTCTGTTGAGGTATTTTTCTAATGCTGTATCTACTGTTTTCATCTTGCGCTCACCATTTTGAAAGTTTTTGAATCGTTGAGATTGACGAATATGTTTTGAATTTCCATTTCGTCTTGCGTAAATCGGACTTTCCAATAATACGTATAATCGGCGGTCACTTTTGAATTAGCGGTAGGCGGTGTAGAAAATTTGACCATACCATTTACGACAGTGTATGCCCCGCTTGGCTGCTTCGTGCCGTCTATATAGACGGTTGCATTTTCGATGTGGTCAACGGGCTCTGTATATCCACCAATTCGCATGACAGCCTGATATACGCCCGGAGTTACCATCGGAAGTTGCACGCCCTTTTCTTCGTGGTCTTCCGGATCAAGCCACAGAAACGGCTCATAATTGCCCTTGAGGAGTGCGGCAAATCCCATTAATTCATTAGCTTCATCTCTTGTGAGGTGTAAGAGTTTAGCGGAAATAATCCACTGCGGATATAGCTGATTGGTCATTGACCGTGCTTTCCCGCTTCCCGACATCTGTATCCGTGTGTTCCACTTTTGCTTTTTCGTGCTGGTAAAGCTGAATTTCTTGAGCTTTGGAAACTTACGCATTACCACACCCCGCTTTCGGTTGCAAAGTTTCGTGTGTTTTCAAACAATTCTTGCTTGATTTCCGACAGTCCGCCGCGCTTGAGGAAGTCCCGGAAAGAGCTTGCATCTATTGCCGAGACAGGCATAGTAACGCTGACATTTCCACTGGAAACAACATCACCGACAGATCCGCCTTCTGAAAATTGAGGCACCGCCCCCGCGTTCATAGCGTTAAGCGTTCCGATGCCGATACGGTCAACCGCCGACGAACGCAGCACGTATTCACCGTTAGAAAGCATAGCCGGGATAGAATCACTTGTTCCCGTTCCTGCGCCGGTGATGTATCCGCCGGTTGCGTGTTTTTGAATGCCAAATACGGTCTTATTCGCCATATCCGCCGGCGTCATGCCGCTTGCAAGTGTCGGGAATGCCGAATAAATCGCGAATACGCCTAACCACTCTGTAAGAATGGAAACGGCGTTACTGATTAAGCCGCGCACAAAGTCCGCGAGCGCTTGACTTGCCGATTTATTGCCCTTGATAAAGTCCGCCATTGCTGACCCCATGGATTGACCGACTTGCGTACAGTATTCCTGCGTTTTCTTCGCCCACTGATCGGCAACAGATAACTGCTGAATTTCCGCCTGTGACGCTTCCGCTAGTGCCGTTTTGTACTGTTCGGCGAACTCCGCCAGCGTCTGACCTTTGAGCGCCAATTCTTCGGCAAGCGCGTCCGGCGTCATTTGTAACAACTTAGCCATGTTGTTAAGCTGTTCGCCCTCGTCCGGATTAGCTACTGCGACGTCAATATCCTGCAGATTCTCTTTCAGCGTTTCTTTGATTTTGTCTATCTTCTGCTTGGCTTCGTCTTCCGTTCCCAGTATCTGATCAATGAGGTTTTTTGTGTCCTCTTGATTTTCCTTCAAGTTAAACTGGAACTGTTGCGCCTTGACCTTTGCTTCATAAAGTCTGTTTTCCGCCGTTACTTGGTCATTGATTGCCTTGATGACGTCTGTTCTTGTCTTTTCATCGTTAATCTTTTTGGCAATCTCTAACTCGTTCTCCCAACCTTTCATGAGAGTGTCGTGAGCGTCGGCTAATGCTTGAAGTGAGATTCGATTTTCTTCCTGTTTTTTCTGTTCGCCGACAAGCATATTGACGTTCGCCTTTGCTAATTCAAGCGTAGACTTGGCGAGTGCTTGTTTCTGTTTGTCCGCGTCGGCGTATTTTTTGATAAGCGCGTCGATTTGTCGCTCTTCTTCGCGGGCGGCTTGTGACTGTTTCGCGCCGCCGGCACTACCGGCACTACCGGCACTACTACCACCGCCACCGCCGCCGGCTCTGCCTGTACTCCTGCGCTGCGTTCTGACAAAGTTATTTTCCCGGGAGCCTTCCGTCTTGGAGCCCGTCCCGAACGTTGCCGTCCATCCTGCGTCTATCCCTGCCGAGACTGCCTGACCGAGACTGCGTAAGATGTTCGAGAGGATGTTCCAAATTTGCGCCAACGGCGAGAGTATCGGCGCCAACGCGCTGGCAATCCGGCTCCCGATGCTTCTAAAGGCTTCATACATGTTATGCGCCGCAATAATAACAACCTTAATTGCATTAATGATGATTTCAAGCGCGTCACCGACAATGGAAAGCGCGAAACTCGCTACTTCGCCAAAATCGCTGAAAATACTAACCCCGTCATCTCTGATCATCGATAACAGATCATCGGTAAAATCAATTAATAATTGAATGATTTCCGACTGGTCGAATGCGTTCACAATGCCGAGCCCGATTTCTTCGCAGCACGCGCCAAGGTTGCCGGTGATATCATCCCAACCGTCAATGAGGTTCTTTTTGGATTTTTCCATCGAGCCGTCGAACTCATGCATGTAGCCGGTTAACGCTTGAATGGCTGTCTGTGAATCCAGCGTTCCATCTTCAACGGCTTGCATGGCTTCATCGCCCGTCATGCCGAGTGATTCAAATGCTTTATTAAGGTCAAGCCCTGCCGTCTTCATGGCGATTAATTGACGGCTGGACACTTCGCCGGTTGCTTGCAGTCTCGAGATGGCGTCTACCATCTGTTGGGCTTCCGTCGCGCCTTTGCCGAGACCGGTGGCGGCATCGCCGCATAAACGAATCAAATCAGCCGCATTAGCCGCCGAATAACCAAGTCCCATGAGCTGGTTCTGCATGGTCTCCAACTGTGCCGGGTCGAATGTACAATCGCGCGTGAGGTCGTTAAATATCCGGTACGACGTGACCGCATCGTCCACGCTGTTTTTCATCGCGCCGAAATGCGCCACGACTTGCTCTGCGTTTGCTCCGGCGCTTGCAATGCCGACAGTCATTGCGCCAAGTGCGACAACGACGCCGCCAATAATGGCGGTGGCTAATCCCGACATCCCGCCGATGAGTGCCGTTAACGCGGAAGAAAAGCCGCCCGCACTGCCCGTTCCTTCGAGAAACTTGGTGGCTAACGTACCAACCGAGCCGCCGGCGGTATCCGCGCTTTTAGTTAAGTTATTAAAGCCTTTAAGAGTGTCGTTAATGGACTTGTTATATTGCGCGTTCGTCTGCTTCTGCTCATTGATGGCTTGTTGAAGCTTCCGCATAGCTGAGGCTTGTTCGGCGGTGGCTTTCGTTCCGCTTCCCGTTGCTTTTTCGAGATCTTTTAACTCTTTCTGCATAGCCTTAACAGACTGTTGTCCGTCCGCCAGTGCCGCGCTAAGTTTTTTCAGCCCCTCGTCATGCGCTTCGGCTATAATATTAATCTTTGCTTCTGCCATATCGTCTCACCACCCTTAAATCTTAATTTCTTGTTCTAAATATTTATCTACACAGGAGGCGTAGAAATCTTCTATCGCCTTCTTGTTATTTCCGAAATAATCGCCCCGCGGGGGGTATTTTGTGCCTTTCATGCCTTTACGCTTTCCGTTTGCTCTGATTGCGCGCCCAAACGCGCCGGTGTTATACCAACGCGCGAAATAGTTCGCGTAAATCGTTGTATCTATCGTACTTACACCAATCGTATATTTGCCCCGAATAAACATGCCCGACGTCAATTTCTTGCCGCCGAATGCCGTTTTCGGATGCGTTCGCGCTATGAATAGTCTTGTATCTGCTCTAGCTCGTTCCGTTGCCCGGATGACGGCTTTATAAAAGCCTTTATCTGATAAGTCCTGCATTTTTACGGCTAATTCATCAAGTGTCATGGCTGTTCCTTATATAGGGAAAAGTCCGCCGGAACATACCGACGGACTCTGCCCTGTGTCTATTAACCTTTGAATCCTGTTTTACGTTCAGGCGCCCCGACGCACGTCGCGGACAAGGATTTTTGAATCAGGTCTTCCGATTCTGCCGTCTTTTCCCACGATGAAGGAATGGCGGTGACTACCGTATATTCTTTGGTATCCAAGTCTACAATAGCGAATTGGAGTGCCTTCTTTTCGGCGGTAATATCATCGTTATAAACAAATTCTTCAATCGCCGCCTGTGCTTCATTGTCGCGTTGGAATACGACGTCTGCCGAAAGTTCCAAGGATTTGGAAGTGACCGCGCCGCTTGCCCAATAGCCCGTGTCTTTCGTCTGGACGGTGGAAACCTCTGTGCTTAACGAGATTGTGTGGCTCGTCAAGCCGCCGAGCAGCGTCCATTTCGGGAGTGCTGCCGTTGCGGCTTCGCCGTAATTCAAATAGATAACCTCTCGTTTTCCGCTGACGCCTGTTCCGGCATCAAATTTCGGGTATTTTTCTTTTGCAATTGTGATTCCTGCCATTTTTTATTTCCTTTCTTCTAACTGACCCACTCTGAAAATCACTGATGTTGATCCGCTTTGCCATACTCCGTTGTCCGAATAAATCGGCAGGTTAAGCCGCATTGTTCCGACGTTCATGGAAATAAGCGCAAACCCCTCACCGTTAAGCGTTTTTTGGAGTGTTTCCCAACCTTGATCGCTGCTTAGGTAATTGAGTAGCTGTTCAAGCTTCTGCGCGACAATCTTTCGTCCTTTGTAGTTGCTATAGACTTCGAGATTAATCGATGTATCCCACGTAGCCATATCTTTATTAGCTACGCAGTCCGCATTAGCCGCTCCGAATATCCCGTAAGCGAATTCAGCCTGTTTTTTGAAGTAGTCTTCAATTTCTTCGATGGGTACGGCGGAATCGAACCACTCCAACTGCCCTTTTTTACTTAAGGCGTTATAAATGGCTTTGCTGACCGCGTAAAACGGTAGCTTGTAGTTCATATGATCCCACCTCCCGCATTGACGGCTGTTGCCGTTACTTGAATAAAGTACGGACGGCTTTCATCAATGAGTTTTACCTCATTAATCAAATACGTAAAATCGCGGTATTGAAGCCGCCACGATGTGTCGATTGGCTCTTTTATCTCGCGAAATACGAAATACCGCGTATCGGCGGTGACGTAATCGCCCACAAACGGCTGCCGTGATTGATCTTTCTGCTCACACATGGCGAACAGTTCGATGACCGGCTCATACGTTGTTTCCGACAATCCGCCGAGTTCATCACGCACCGGCTTAGACGGCTTCATCAGTGTAATTTTGTGGGTAAATCTTCCCGGATTTCGTTTGAACATATGTCCCCCTTAAAAAATGATGTGGTAACCGGTGGCGGAGGAATCCACCGGCCACCACCGAGAAGGAGAGATTAAGCGCCCTGTTTAATAACAACGAACGCTTTGTTATAGGTGTTGATGTCTTGGAAACGGCAAACCGCACGAACAAGAACCGAGTTGCGGGTAAACCCTGCGGATTCATCAGCCATGACTTCGAGTTCCGGATAAGCAATGTGATACATCGCGCGGAAATCGCCGACGAGTACGGTATTTGCCGCGAGTTCGTCATCTTCTACAACGATAACCGGACGGCCTTCAATTTCGCGAATAGTCGCGTTATTAGCGTCGCGAACGAGCAAGTAACGATCCTGTTTGTCGGCAACAACCGCAAGCGCCGCGAATGTGGACTGATTCATGACTACCGTTGCATTTCCGCCGGCGTCGAGCGGTAAGGAAATAACCGCCTGTTTGATGGCGTCAAGGCCTGCTTTGCTTGCGAGAGCCGTCACACTCTTAGAAGTTGCACCCTTTGCCGCTTCGGTAAGGATAGATTTATTAACATCTTTCATGTATACGCGGTTAAACAGTTTACCGATAATCGAAACTACGTCGGTGTTGGCGTCCATCAAGAGTTCGCGGGAAACCGGAATAATCGCGCCTTTGGATGCAAGGCTGAATTTAGCCGAACCGAACACGGCTTTCTTTTCGGTAATTTCGTTGTTTTCATCGAAATTAACGAGTGCCAGCGGTTGAGCGTAGTCAATCGTCGGTACCGAACCGGCACGAGTGGAAACCGGAACCGTGGTTGCCACATTACGCAAGTCGTTATTGATTCCGTTGTTTTCACGCAACGCGAGAAGCTCTTCCGGAATGAGCGCGCCGCCGTCAGCGGTTACCGCCCCGTTGTTACCTTTCGCTGCGTTAAATACTTTCATCGTTTCTTCGTTCTGAATACCCATCAAATAATTTTTGAGCGCTTTGTTAAATACTTTTCTGTCCATTTTTTCGTCTCCTTTGCCCATAACTTTGTTTTTGGATTCTTCTTCTACCTGTGCTGCGTATTGTTCGAGCTTGTCGGACAGTTCCGTCTGCAGTTCTGCCGGCACTTCCGTTTTCTGCTCGATGAGGCCGTTAATTTTATCGTGCAGCTCTTTGACCTCGTTTTTGATTTCCAGACTTCGTAACATGTTTCTTCCTTTCCGCATTAAAAAAAGACCGCCAATATTCAGCCGTCTCTGTATCAATACTTCCTGTAATCTGATTGCTTTGTCGGTAAGCGGTTAACTTTTTATACGTCGGCGCCTTCCTGCCGTAAGCTCCCCGATATGTCGGTAAAGCGCAGTTGATGATAAACAAGTCCTCAAGTTGTTCCCGCCGCCGTAAATAGCCGTCAAACATGGCGTCAATTTCAGCAACGGTCATTTCTCCGAATTGTTTAGGCGTTAAGTTTAATTCACCGAGTGCGATTTTCTCGAGCTGTTCGAGTAGCTGATAAGCCGTAGCATGGGCTATTTCTTTTTGGCCGCCAGCGCCGCGTTTATTTTTTTTTGACCGCCGATGATACCCGATTTAACGACAGCATTAAGGATATTGGTCACAAGACCTTCAAATCCCGCTTCGTCTATCGCCCCAAAAAAGAGTGCTTGAATCTCGTCATC